TTTTTGTTTCTACAGTGGCGGAAGCACGAGGTGGTCGTGGGTTCAGCGGCGGTCGATCTTTCTCCCGTCCTGCTCCCGCGAAAACCTATGCCCCTAAGCGCACGACCGTTGTGAAGAAGAACACGACCGTCATCAACCAGACGGTGAATCAGACCTCTACCCCTAGTGGCGGCGGCTTCTGGTCGACCGTCATGGGGGCCGCCGCAGGCTCTATTGCAGGCAATGCCGTCTACGACGCAGTGACGAAGGATGACGAACCGAAGCAACCGGCACAGCCTCAGCAGCCACAGGTCATTTATGTCCCTGTCGGTTCTGACGGCAAGCCCGTTCAGCAGGCTCAATAAAACGAAAACTGGACGTTCTAACTCTCGAAAGGAGGTGCTATGGCATCAAAACCGAACGCCTCCAAGGGCGGAAGACCATCAACCTATACGCCGGAGCTTGCGGAGAGAATCTGTGATTTGATTCGTGAAGGCAAGTCAGAGCGTCAGATTTGCAAGATGCCTGGCATGCCGGATGCGGTAACTCTTCGCAGATGGAAAGACACCAATCCTGAGTTTTGCACTCAGTCCGCGCGCGCGCGCGAAGCAAGCGCCGAGAAGTTCAACGACGAGCTACTGGAGCTTCAGGAGAACCTGAACAACGAGCTGACAACACGCCTGCTCAACGGGGAGGACTTCCCGCGAGGCGCGATTGAGGCGTACCGCGTGTTGATGCAGGAGAAGGCGCGACAAGTGTCTTGGCGTGACGATTCCCGCTTCGGCGATCGCAAGACCGTGAAGATTCAGAGCGACACGCCTGATCTTTCCACGATCGACATGGAAAAGCTCAAGGCTGCAAGAGAGTTGCTGTATGACGAGACTCCCGACACTGATCGAACTTGATCAGGAGATTGCGCGGCGCAGCCTGTCCGAGTTCTGCAAGATGGCGTGGCACGTGCTAGAGCCTGCCACTCCGATCAAGTGGGGTTGGGCGCTCGATGCGATGTGCGAACATCTTGAGGCTGTTCATAACGGCCAGATCAAGCGCCTTCTGATGAACGTTCCGCCGGGCATGATGAAATCACTGCTCACTGGCGTCTTCTTTCCTGCTTGGGAATGGGGCGCAGGCGGACAGCCTTCAATGCGCTATCTGACGACGGCGCATAAGGAAGACCTCGCAATCCGAGACAACCTGAAGTGCCGACGCTTGATCTCCTCTGACTGGTATCAGGAGCGATGGGGCGTTGAGCTGTGTGGCGACCAGAACGCAAAGAAGAAGTTCGAGAACACGGCTACTGGCTTTCGTGAGTCCATGGCCTTTCGAAGCCTTACGGGCTCTCGAGGCGATCGCATCATCATCGACGACCCGTTGTCCGTTGACGATGCGTTCTCTCAGGCCGCGCTTGATGCCGCACAACAGACCTTCCTCGAGGCTGTGCCGTCCCGCGTGAACAACGAGCAATCGGCGATCATCGTCATTATGCAGAGGCTCCACGAGCGCGACACGTCAGGCGTGATCCTCGCGAAGGAACTGGGTTATGACCACTTGATGTTGCCGATGCGCTTCGAGGCAAGTCGCAGGTGCAAGACCAGCATCGGCTTCACAGACCCTCGCCAGAAAGAAGGTGAGCTGCTCTTTCCCGAGCGCTTTACCGCCACTCAGGTGGATGAAATGGAGAAGGTCATGGGTGGCTATGCTGTCGCAGGTCAGTTCCAACAGCGCCCGGTGCCTCGAGGCGGCGGGCTTTTCAAGAGTGACTGGGTGCAGTACTGGGACACTTTGCCCGAGCGCTTCGATGCGAGTGTGATCTCGTGGGACATGACTTTCAAAGACTCGAAAGCGTCCGACTTCGTTGTCGGGCAGGTTTGGGGCAGAAAGGGCAGTTCTTTCTATCTCATCGACCAATTCCGCGGTCAGTGGGACTTCGTTAAGACGCTCGAGCAGTTCGTCGCGGCGGCAAACAAGTACCCGCGCGTGACTCGCAAGCTCGTGGAAGACAAAGCGAACGGGTCGGCGATCATCGCGACGCTCAAGAAAAAAGTGTCGGGCATCATCCCGATCACGCCAAAAGAAAGCAAGGAGGCGCGCGCGTCGGCCGTAACGCCATTATGGGAGGCTAGGAACGTGTACTTGCCTCAACCTGAGCGGTTCCCGTGGGTCGAGCGCGATCTGGTGCCTGAGCTCCTCGCATTTCCGTCAGGTGCTCACGATGACACCATCGACGCGATGAGCCAGGCATTGACGGATCTAAATAAGCACAGCGGCTTGCATATCGATCCGACGAATCTAGCTTACTTACTTGGACGGTAGGCACAACTCATGCAACCTGAACTGACGTTACGCGCTTGGGGCGCTTTGATCATCTTGTATGCCATAGGCGCGTCGGTGGCCATATTCGCAATTGCAAAGGCAGTTGAGGCCGTTGTCGACTTGGTCGGGCATGTGCGGTGGCAGGCCGCAAGGCGCCGCGTTTTCCGCCGATTCCTGAGCGAATGGCGCAAAGTGGAGATTAAGCATTGTGAGCAAGAAGAAAAGAAAGACGGCGAAAACCCAAGCGCCTAACGGCAATCTCCTCGCGCAGGCAAAGCGCATCGCCGCGCTTGAGGAGATCGACCGCACGCTACGCACGCCGCCGCAAGCCACTCAGCTCTTCGAGACGGTCGAGAAGGTGAGGGAGCGTTTCGCCCCTCCGGTGACTCTCGGGGTGTCTGAAAAAGAGCGCCTAGCGCAAGATGAGGCACTTTCTGACGCGGGCTTTTATGGCGCAATTCATCGCAGCCTTCAACAGCACGGCTACGAGCTCGGGCAGTACCCAGTGACCTCTTTCGTAGGTTACGGCGCGCTTCAGCAGATTGCGCAGAACGGCATGATCCGTGCTTGCGTGCAGACCGTTGCGGATGATATTACCCGCGAGTGGATTACGATCACGGGCGATGACGCGGAGGCTGTTGAGGAGATTCAGACACTTCAAGAGAAGAAGTACCACCTACGCACGCTCTTTCATGAGGCCGCAACACTAACCGGATACATGGGCGGGGCTTTTATCTACGTCGACACCGGCACGGAAAATCCCGAGTTGCCCCTGCGCTACTCAAACGAAAGCGCAGAGCTACAGCCGGGTACGAAGCTCCGGTTTGTCGTGGTCGATCCTGTGAACGTATCGCCGGGCGACTACAACGCCATCGACCCGCTCAAGCCCGACTACCTCAAGCCCCGCTACTTCTGGGTGCTAGGAACGAAGGTGCATGAGTCGCGCTTGCTTAGGCTTTTTGACAATCCGCCGCCGACGCTTCTGCGACCGGCATACAACTTCCTCGGCATTCCGCAGGCTCAGATCCTCTGGGACTACGTGATGCACTGGAATCAGTGCCGGGTCTATACGGCCGACTTGGTGCGCAAGGTCTCGCTTCTCGTTTTCCAGACGAGCACGGATGACATCTTCAACTCGCCTAACGGGGTGCAGTTGTTCGACATCCGTATGAAGGCGCTTCAGCGCTATCGCGATAACAACGCCGTGTTCGTCTGCGACAAGGAAGGCGAAAGCGTGATGAACGTGCAAACGTCAATTGCGGGCTGTACGGACGTCGTGCGGCAGTCTCTGGAGATGGTAGCGTCTATCAACCGCACGCCTGCTGTGAAGCTCTTGGGAATCAGTCCTAGCGGCTTCAACGCAACGGGTGAAAGCGACATTCGTAACTACTACGATTACATTCGTTCCAAGCAAGAGCTGCGGCGCGAAGCAATTAACACTTGCTTAGAGGCAATTGAACTAGTCGAAATGGGGAGCATCAATTCGAATATCTCCTTCGACTTCAACGAATTGAGCAAGGAAGATGAAGCCAGCGCGGCCATGACCGCTCAGACGCGCGCAGGCGCTCTTGCAACGCTTGCACAAGTTCAGGCAATCAGCGCAGAGGAAATGCGCGAAGCGGTCAAGAAAGAGCCGGCGATGCACTTGGGCTTTTTGAGTGACGAGGTGCCCGAAGGGGAGCCTGAGGATATCGAGGGCTTGCTTGGCGCGCTTCAGCAGGCTACGACCGCAGTGGCAGAGCCTGCTCCAGCATCGAACCCGCCCGACGAATCGCGGCAACTGCTTCAGTCCCTAGGTGGCTTGAATGGATAAACGCATCAAGACGATCCCCGCGATCGAGCCGAATGCCGGGCTCAAGGCGGCCTTGCAAAAGCGGCTGATTGCTCTCATTGAGAAACAGACGCGCGAGGCAACGGCCGAGCTCCTGCGCAACCTGATCGATTCGGGCTGCTTCACGCAGCCTGTCGAGACGGTTGCACAGGACGCCGCACTGTGGGGACGCAAAGAGAAAAAGATCATAGATGAGGCGATGCGCGCTTTCAAAGCGTCTAATCCCGCCGATGCCGCTCGAAAGCTTGACCTGAGTCTCGCCGAGAAGATGGCGCGGTGGATGATTCACGCGGGAGAAAGCGCAAAGCTCGTCTCGGGATGGTTTGCCCGCGCAATGGCGCAAAACGTGACAGCGAGCCAGCGGCGTGCGCTGATACGCGCGGGCATCACTCCTACTCTGCTCAAAGAAAAGTGGACGATCCCTATCGTCAAGAATCGATACATGGCGCCGAGCACAGTAAAAGCGTTGCCGGGGCTTGTGGACGGCATGACGGGGCTCATCACCAAAATGCAGGCGGATGACCTCGCCAGAGTGCGAGAGACGATTACCCGCGGCCTCTACGAGGGTCAGAGTCTGGGAGAGATCGAAATCGTGCTGAAAGCCTCTAGGGGCTTCACGGAGGCCCGTGCCAAACGAGTTGCGCTTGATCAGTCGATCAAAGTCAGTCAGGGCATCCAACGCGGCAACGCCGAGGCATTGGGCATCAAGCACGCGGTATGGGTTCACGTCCCGGGGCGGTATTCATCACGCGAGACGCATATCGCAATGGACGGCAAACGCTTCGATCTTTCCGAGGGGCTTTACGACCCGGCTGTAGGCCAGAACGTAACGCCCGGGTTGTTGCCGTTTTGCCGATGCATTTTCCGTCTAGATATATCGGACATATTGAAATGAACAACGACCGCTATTTACTTGCCCTAGATGCCGAGAGCGTGAGGAGGTATGACAAGAACGGGAACCTCCATGTCGCCGTCTCGCACTTGACCAAAGCGCAGGTGCGACCGTACTACGGGCATGAGGTGCCTGACTGGGAGCGCTTGAGGCTCGATCCGCAGAAGATCTATCGCGGATACTGCCCGCCAGAGGAGCTGAGCAAGCCCGAGACGATCGAGAGCACGAACGGCATCCCGATTCAGCTCAACCATCATCCAGACTACGCAGACGCGCCGCAGATCAAAACGCGCGTCGGCTCCACTGGTACAGACGGCGCATTTAGAGCGCCATACCTAGACAACTCGCTGCACTTCACTGTTGAGGATGCAATCAAGCGCATCGTCGATGGGTCGATGCGTGAGTTGTCTCTTTCGTACAGATATACCCCTGACTTCATTCCTGGCAAGACGCCGGACGGCGAAGACTATGACTTCGTTATGCGTGACATTACCGCCAACCATGTTGCGCTGGTGGAGCAGGGCCGCGCGGGGCGCGATGTGTTGGTGCAAGACAGTCACTTAAGAGAGGCTCAACCTATGGACGTGACGGAAAAGAACGCGGCTCCCGTAGCCGCAGCTGACGGCGATCCTGCCGTCGAGAAGAAGGAGGTGGCACTTGCTGACGCAATCGCCGCTGCCGCCGATGGGATCAAAGACCTGCATGAGCAGGACGAGGAGGGGAATGTGGTCGACAAGCCCGCTGAAGAGGCGCAAGCCGCTGACGAGGACAAGAACGCAGCCATCAAGCGCATTATCGCCGAAATGGTTTCCAAGGGCATGAAGCCTGAGGATGCCGAAGGCTTTGCCGATGCGCTCAAGGGGCTCGCCTATGCCGAAGCCGAGGCCGAAGATGAGGAAATCAACATCGGTGAAGAGGCCGAAAAGCCTGCCGAAGATGAGGACGAGTGCGCTCAGCTTATCCAGGACGGCCTGAAGGCCTGCGGCTACGACGAGGAGCCTGAAGAGTTCCAGAAGGCGTTTGCCGAGGGCGTGCGCTATGGCGAACGAAAGGAAAAGACCGATCCTGAAAAGCTCGATCGCGAGCATGAATCCGAAGGCGAAGAACGCGCACTGGGGCAGGACGCCGCGCTTAAGCGTGTCGAACGCCGCATCGCTCGACGCTTTACGGCAATGGATGAGTGCGCTCAGACGCTCGGTCGCGTCCGCTTCAACGCCTACGACTCTGCCGAAAGCGTCTATTTGGCCGCGCTGGAGCAGGAGGGTGTGAGCATCAAGGGCGTTCGTCCCGAAGCCGCCCGCACCGCTTATCTCGCCTTCATGGCCGGCAAGAAGGTCTCTGCCAAGCGCTCGCTCGCTCAGGACGCCCAGCTCAAGACGGGCAAGGCCGACTCCATTCTCTCCACTAAGCTTTCTCAAATCAAGAAGGGGTATTAATCATGGGTTTTCAGGCAGTTGTTAAGACTGATCCTGCCGTCGGCATTGCCGGTCAGGAAGTGAATCCGAAGCAGGCCGTTTACACGGCTTTCAACTACGTCTCCGACGGCACCGTTCAGGCAGGTACTTTCTGCTTTGCTACGGCGCTCAAGGGCAACGTTACGGGTGAAACGAACGTGGTCTCCCTCAAGGGCACGTCCGGTGCCAAGCCCGTCGGTTTTGTCGAACGTGACGTCATCGCTACGATTCCGACGCTCACTGCTGACGCATCGCAGGTCTATCCGCAGGGCGTCTGCCCGCCGATCGCCATTTGCGGCCAGTTCTATGCTGTCGCCACGGGCACGGTTACCGAAGGCCAGTCCGTCCTTTGCGATCCGGCTACGGGTGCCATCACGTATGGTGCCGCCGGCACTACGAACGACACGGGGTGGCGAGTGGTTTTCCCCCGCGGCGTCAAGAGTGTCGCCAAGGATGATGTCGTGATTTATCAGAACTTTGGCGTGACGGTTGCGACTGGCGCAATGGCCGCCGCTCTCGCTGACTTTGCTAAGGTTGGCGAGGCCTCCGCAGGCTAAGGAGGTTTGGGCTTATGGCTTACTCTCCTACGCCGTGGAAACGCGGCGACATCATCACTGCCGAGAAGCTAAACAAGGTCGAGACAGGACTGCAGGCCGTTGCCAGCGTTGACATTCAGTCTGCGCAGGCAACGACGCTCGCCGCCGGGGCTCCTGCAACTGCTGTCATCGAGGGTGGCGTTCTGAAGCTCGGCATCCCTCGCGGCCAGACGGGCGCGCAGGGTGCCGCCGGTGCTCAGGGTGCCAAGGGCGATAAGGGCGACACTGGTGCACAGGGCGCTAAGGGTGAAACGGGCGCTACGCCTACGATTACCGCCACGGCCACTGTTGACGCCACCGTCGGCACGCCCAAGGTCACGGTAAGCAAGGGCGGCACGACGACTGCGCCGACGTTTACCTTTGCCTTCACGGGGCTCAAAGGCGCAACGGGTGCTCAGGGTGCCGCGGGTGCGACTGGGGCTAAAGGCGAACGAGGCGCGGCTGGGGCGGCGGGCAAGAATGGCTCTTGCTTCCGTGTCTCAGCAACCGCTCTCGCTGATAGCCAGACGGGCATTGCCGCAACGGCGCTCACGCCTACCAACGCGCAACTTCCCTACGCCGTCGGCGACATCGTGCTGGACGCAACGACGAAAAAGCTTTACGCGATCACGGCGGCGAGTGGTGGAACGTGCTCTATCGGCACCGCGCTTGCAACGCTTCCCTAAACAAACTATTTGGAGGAGTGGCCTTTGTGATGAGCAAAGGCCATGAAAATTCATATGGATCAAAACTTTCTGAATGCCAAGGCGCGCGGCATCGAGGCTCCGTACGCCGTCGGCTTTATGCCGTTCGATGAAAAGGACGGTCGCATCGTTCTCAAGAACATCAACCGCGACCAGCTCGCACAGGATGCCGCGCTTTCCACGCAGCCGAATGTCGGCGCGCCCGCGGCCCTCTACACGTACGTCGACCCGCGCATCATTGATGTGCTCTTCGGTGTCACGAATGCCACGAAGTTCTTTGACAAGACGCTCGTTGGTTCCTTTACGCAGGACTACGCGACCTTCAGCGTGGAAGAGGTGGCAGGTCAGGTCTCGCCGTACAACGACTTCGCGAACGGCACGAGCACTGACGTCAACTACAACTTCCCGGTTCGTCAGAACTTCCGTTATCAGACGACGATTAAGTACGGCGATCTCGAAACTGCGAAGCTCGCCGAGGCCAACGTCAATCTCCCCGCTCGCAAGCAGAACGCGGCCGCTCAAATCATTGCCCGAGCTGAAAACAAGTTCCAGCTCTACGGCGTTGCGGGCATGGAAATCTACGGCATGCTCAATGATCCGAACATCCCGGAATCGATTTCTCCGGTGTCGGTCAATAGCAAATCTACGTGGGCTGAAAAGATCGCGGCCGACCCGAACAACGCGGCCACGCTCGTGTTCAATGACGTGAACAAGCTGTGGCAGGAGCTGACTGCCAACAATGGCGGTCATCTTGACGTGAACGCCCCGATTGTTCTGGGCATCTCCAACAAGATGATTGGCTACCTGACTCAGCCGAATCAGTTTGGCAAGACGGCCAAGGTCATGCTGCAGGAAAACTATCCGAACATCGAAATCGTTCAGCTTCCCGAGCTCTCTACGGCCTCCGGTGAAATGCTTTACATGACGGTCAAGGAAGTGTATGGCGACGAGACGGGCTTCTCCGCCTTCTCCCGCGCCTTCGGCCTCGGTCGCCTGATCGCGCATGAATCCAGCTTCACGCAGAAGGCCACGGCCGGCACGTGGGGTTGCGTGATTCGCCGCCCGAGCCTCGTTGCGACGATGGTCGGCATCTAAAACTCGCAGGCCGTCACGAACGGCCTTTATCTCCACGGCGGGGCGGGTTCACGCCTGCCCTGCCCAAACTCTTGTCACGAATAGGTTTTTTTATGGCTCGCACTACTCGTACTCGTAAGGCTTCTGCTCTCGGCACCACGGGCATCATTGCCGACACCGCTGAGCAGGAAGCAAAGAAGGTTTCTGACATCGCAGGCGATGAGATCATTTACATTGCCTGCGGCATGCCCCTCGGGCTCAAGTTTGATGACGTTGACAATGGCAATGGTGGCACGAAAACCGTTGTTTTCCCGGGGGTTAATCACGCGCTAAGGGGGCAGGCCAAGGGCGTTCTCCTCGGCGCAGGGAATGCCGTCCTGGTGGGCGTAGCACGCCGAGACTGGGAGGACATCAAGCGCAAACATGGTGGCGAGCGCGCCTTCACCGCCATGCCCCCGCTCCTCTGGGAGATGAGGAGCGAGAAGGAATTCAAGGCACGCCGCGATGAGATTGCCGAGATGCGCACGGGCGTCGAGCCTGTCGATCCGGCTTCGGTCGGCGTTGAGAAGGTAAAAGACATCGAGGCCTAAAAATGAACGTAGCGCTTGATATTGAAGAATTCCGCTCATGGTTCCCAGGGCTGACAGAGACCGTCATCAATGATGTGCTCTTGGGTGTGCTGTGGGATCAGGTGGGGGCGATCGTCGGCACGACTGACGCAGATAGCTTTGCCCCGTTCGATCCTGATGCGACGCCCCCAGTGCTCGAGCGTAAAGTGCTTCTCTATTACGCGCTGTGTCATATGGCCACGCTCTCTACGCGCGGCGATCAGCCCGGTCGCGTGGCCAGTGCATCAGAAGGCTCGGTGTCGTCATCCTTCGATCTCATCAAGAGCAACTCGCAGTCCGCGCAGTGGTGGAATCAGACGCCCTGTGGGTCTACGTATTGGATGATGACGGGCAAATACCGTCTCGGAGGACGCCTGTACGTCTCTGACAACTATCACCCGTGGGGGTAATGATGGGCATCAAGATTGACGCAGGCAAGGTGACGCAAAGGCTTGAGGGCCTTGCCAAGCAGTACGGGAATCGCGCCGCGAAAGTGGTCGAGGTAGGGGTGACTGACGCAAGCATTGCCGAATACGCGCAGTACGTTGAGTTCGGCTGGGCTCAGCGCGTCACGCCCAAGCAATCGCTTTTCCTGAGTGGTGCCATTGGACGCTCGGTGCCCCTAAGTGATCGGGGGCACCCGGACTTCAGCAAGGCGGCCATCAAGCCGGGGACGGTATTAGTAAACCCGCCCCGACCGTTCCTGCGAGGGACGCTCGTTGCCGAGCAAGAAAAATGGAAGGGCGTGCTGAAGAAGGCGCTACGGGGGTTGCAAGACCCCGCGTCTGCTCTGACTGTACTAGGCACTGTCGCCGCACAAGACGTGCAGGCAACCATTGCAAGTGGCGGGACGACAAAGGAAAAGTTCCAAGAGCGCGCGCCGCTCACGATGGGGCTTTACGCCGCGCAGTCTGCAGGGCGTAAGACTGGGGGAAAAAACCACTCGTCGAAAGCCAACTCTGCCACGACGCAGCCGATGGTTTTGTCGGGGGCGTTGCTTCACTCAATCGCCTTTGAGGTCAAGTGAACATGAGCTTCACGGTTGAGAATCAGGGAGTTGTATGGGGCTGAATTTACATGCAGTGGTACGCGGATCGATCAATGCGATCCACCCGGATGAGGAAGTTCAGCTACTTCACTCAACGGGCTCAGTGCCTGATGAAAATGGCTTTGCCGCGCCGCAGTACGAGCGCACTATGGGCGTTATGGCGCAGGTGCAGAGCGAGGGCGATGCGGCGCTGTTTCATGCCGACATGGCGGGGGCTAATTCGATCGTGCGTAAGTTCTACCTATTCGCCCCGAAGGACTTTGCAAAACAGACCGCAGGCATCTTTCGCCCGCTCTCCCGCGCAGGGGATTACATCCTGCGCAAGGACGGGACTGTATGGGCTGTAGATGCGGTTCTAGAAAACTTTTCAGGCGTCAACTGGTTGAGTGTGCGCGCTACGCTTCAGCTAAGCCCGCCGCAGGGGATTGTATGGCTATGATGCAAAGCCCTCCAACGCGCTCTACGATCGTCTCCGATGAGACGGTCTACAAGGCCGTCAAAGACTTCGAGTTGCTGATGATGTCCGGCCTTGAGGCTACGCACATCATCGCGGGAAATCAAAACAACCTTTCTCTGCCGGACTCGCGCGATTACGTCGTTAATACGATCATCGCGCACCGGGAGATCGGGACGCCCGTCGAGTCCTATGAGTGGGACACGGCGACTCAGAAAATGGACGCCGTGGTCTCTAGATTGGTCGAGATGAGCGTTCAAGTCGACGTCTATAGCGATCATCCGGAAACGGCCCGTATGCGCGCAGAATCGGTCGCAACAGTGGCCAGAACAGTGTCAGGTTGCGACTTCTTTCAGAAGTACGGCCTATCCAGTCTCTACGCTGATGACGTTCGCAATACGACCGTGGTGGTGGATGAAAATCAGTATGTCCAGCGATGGACGACGACGCTTCACATCACCTACACGCACGTCGTCAAGCTTGACGTGGAAAGCACTGACGCTGTTAATGTCGGCGTGCATAACGTTGATGTGCGCTTCCCGCCGCGCTAATGCGCATTGTCTTAATTAACTTACCCAAGAGCGCCCTGCAGGGGCGCTTTTTCATTGGAGGATATCCATATGTCTTTGCCTGCATCCCGCATCGTTGCGGTCTCTCCGCGCGTGATTAGCGGCGGCGGTAGCGATCTTGAAACGAACGGCCTTGTGCTCACGAAGAGCGCTGTTCTTCCCGCCAGTACGCCCGCGGTAGCCTTTTCGTCGACGGCGGATGTGTCTGCCATGTTTGGAGCCGAGGCCGAAGAGACGGCTTTTGCTCAGCAGTATTTCAGCGGCGTGCAGAATCAGCAGAGTGCGCCGAAGTCTCTTGTGATCGCACGTCGTGTCACCGAGGCTGCCGGCGCTTGGATTCGCGGCGGCGAGCTTTCCGTTACGCTCGAAGCCCTGAAGAAAATCACTGACGGCTCGCTCAAGATCAGCGTCGGCGGTCAGGAAAAGAAGGCCGCTTCGATCAATCTCTCCTCGGCCACCTCGCTCTCCGATGCCGCGACGAAGATTGCAACGGCGATCTCGGGCGTTAAGGGCACGTACGACAGCAATCTCAACGCTTTCACGTTCACGACGGATACGAAGGGCAAGGCAGCGACGATTAGCTACGCCTCTAAGTCCGACAGCGGCACCGACCTCAGCGAAATGCTCGGCCTGACGCAAGCGACTGGTGCTGTGCTCTCTCAGGGCGTTGATGCTATGACTGAGACGGCCAATATGGAGGCGATCTGCGCCGTCACGCGGAACTGGGTCGGCTTTACGACGCTCTGGGAGGCCGAGCTTGAAGAAATCGAAGCTCTTGCCGCGTGGGCGGACATCTACGACGACTTCGTTTATTTCCCGTGGTCTAGCGACAAGAACCTCGAAAGCTCGCTGACGGCTTCGAACGGCGCGCTTGCAAAGGTTGTTGATAAGTACGACGTCGTAGTCCCGATTTACTTCCCGACGTGGGGACTTTCCGCTATGGCCATGGCCTGCGGCGCTTCTATCGCTTGGAATCGCACGCAGGGCATGAAGACGTGGTTTGCCAAGTACGCCTCCGGCCTTTCCCCGAACGTTCTCGAGGAATCCGTTGCGAACGCGCTTGAGAGCAACCGCATCAACTTCATCGGCCAGTACGCTACGCGTAACGATCAGTTCCAGCTCTTCAACCGCGGAACGCTCTCTAGCGACTTCTACGGCTTTGTTGACGTGCTCTATGGCTCGATCTATCTGCGCTCCGCGATCCAGACGAGCTGCATGTCTGGCTTCAAGAACGTCAACCGAGTACCGTACAACGCCGCAGGCGAGGCACTGATTCGCGCGTGGTGCCAGGATCCGATTAACCGCTGCATCAATAACGGCGTGATTGACGCCGGTCTCGCACTCAATGAATCGCAGAAGGCGCAGATCATGCAGGAGACGGGCGACGACGGCGAGGACGTGATTCGAGCGATCACCTCCAAGGGCTATTGGCTCGGCATCACCCTGCCCGATGCCGCAGGTCGTGCGAACCGCGAAGCGCCTTCCGTGACAATCTTCTACGCGTATGCGGGAAGCGTTCAGGCTCTTTCCGCAGAAGTGATTGCAGTTATCTAGTGAACATCATCGGCCCTGACGGTTTGACCGTTGGGGCCTCTTTTTAGGGGCATAAAATGGCCAGCTCTAATTTTGACGTCACGTCCGCGAACGCTCAGCTCGTTCTCACTGTAGATGAGCTTTACCCGTCCGGCATTCAGCTTCAGCAGTTCAGCGCCGACGGCATTTTCTCCAGCGACTCGATCGAGATGGCGGAAACGCGTCGCTCTGTCGATGGATACATGGTGGCAGGCGTGATCAAGAACATTTCGTCTGTGACGCTCACGCTCGAAGCCTCCTCTCCGTCTGCCTCTGCGCTTGAGTATGTGCGCGATTGCATGGAGGCGAACGATAAGCCGTATGAATGCACTCTAACGTGCTACATCCCTTCGCTGGGGGTCACGCGCACGTTCGTGAAGGGCGTTCTCAAGAGCGCTCCTCCGATGTCGGCGGCGTCTCGCACGATGCAGCCGACGCAGTGGGGCTTTGACTTTGAGCGCGTGCTGTAAGGAGGAGCAATGGACATCTCTAAGCTTGAAGTGCAGGACGGTACGACGCTCAAGAGCTTCACGATTACGCCCATGTCGGCTTACAAGGCCGAGCAGTGGATGTATCGCGCGGCTTTTGCCATGGGGCGTAACGTTGACGACATTCAGCAGGTTTTCAGCGACAAGCCCGCGGATTTGCTGAAGACCATTCTCACGATTCCCTACGACGAGGCACGCCCTCTGCTTGACGATCTCCTTTCGTGCTGCACGCTTGTGCAGGGCAATGCGCTGCGCCGCCTCGAAGGTGAGTCCGCGTGCGCCGTCATCGAGAGCCCGTTGACGCTTACGAAGCTCAGGATTGAATCACTTCGCCGGAACTTCGGTTTTTTCTTCGATGGCGACGCCTTGAAGTCCCTTATGCCGCAAAGTACCGAAACGCCTGCCTCAAAGTAAAGGGGGTGGCGTCCTTTGCGAATGTTCCCATAATCTGCGGCGCGATTGTCGCCGCAGGTTTGGCCAGTATGGTCGAACTCAAAGAAAAATTGACGCTCGAGGAGGCCTATGAGCTCCTCGAGGTTTTAGAGCTCCGCAACTACCATTCGTGGCTCGCACAACAAAGGCTAGAGAAAGAAAATGGCTAGTGTAGTAGACAGACTCGTAATCGCTCTCGGCCTCGACAGCGAGGAGCTGAACAAAGGACTCGAGAACGCGTCCAAGGCCGTCTCGGATCTCGGCAAGCGGATGGAAGTGAGCGGCGCCGAAATCGATCAGATGGCAGCCAGCGCGTCCAAGTCGACGCTTATGCTCGGCGGAGTCTCTGATGAGGTGGCTGAGCGCATCATGGCGATCGGAACGGCAGGGCAGAAGGCCTCGCTCATCACCGGGCGCGCCATGGATGATCTGGCAGGTCGCATGGGAAAGCTCGGCACGCTTTTCAAGCGGGTAGTTGCGCCATTCGTCGCGGTCTTTTCGGGTCAGCAGCTCTTTCAGAATCTTTCTCAGACGGGCGAGAGCCTCGACATTCTGAGCGAGAGAACGGGCGTTGCCACAGACAAGATCGACGCGTGGGCGAAGGCTAATCGTGACGCCGGCGGCAGCGAGGAGGCATTCAAAAGCGCACTGGAGTCGTGGACGGTAGACAAGCGCCGCTCAGCGGATGAGTTTTTCCGCATGGGCGAGGCCGTCAAGGGCATGACCGATCAGCAGGCATCGCACTTTTTGAATGCGATGGGGCTGAGCCAGGATGCGGCCGCAGTCTTTACTAAGTTCAAGGACAGCGCGAACGATGCGGCCGAGGCTTACAAGGGCGTTGCCTTCACACCGGAACAGGCAAAGGCCGCGCGCGAGATGAACATTCGCTGGCGGCAGTTCACTGATCAGGCGCAGGCGCTCGCCAACGTGCTCGCCGTTACCGTGCTCCCGGTCGTGAACAAGGTGCTAAAGGTTATCGGCGACGGCGTTGCCTTCATCCGAGAGCACAGCCGCGCAGTCAAGCTCGTTTTGGCGGGGGTCGGGACTGTTTTGGCCGCTACTTATGGGCGGTCGATCATTCAGGCAATCACGGCCTCTTCGACGTTTTTCAAGGTGCTCAAGAGCGGTCAGGGTATCGTGGCAGCGCTCAACGCGACGATGCTCGCGAACCCCGTGGCTGTCGTAACGGCCGCTGTGGTTGCTCTCGCGCTGGCTTTCGATGATCTCTTCGCTTTCATTCGGGGCGGGAACTCGATTCTCGGCCGCTTCCTGAGCTTTATCGGCGTATCTGATGAAAGGATTCAGGCGATCCGCGAGACCTGTCAGGAATGGCTTGACGCCCTCATCAATCTCCCGGCTGAAGCCGTCAAGGCTCTCGGCGAATTGTGGGACGAGATCAAGTCAATCGGCAGCTCCTTCAAAGAAGGCGTGGCGGATTTCTTCGGCGGTGTCGGTGAGTTCTTCGCCTCCCTGCCGGATCGCGTAGCCGGTTCGATCGAGCAAACGATTGAGGCTGTTGGCGCACTAGGTGACGCTATAGGAGACGCAATTGAACGCGGGATACAGTCTGCCATTGATTGGGCGATGAGCTCGTTCAAGGCGTTGGTCGACCAACTTAGCGCGTGGATTTCTGATGCTCTCGATATTGGCGGGAAGATCAAGGGCGCGGCATCAGGCGTCGTGGACTCTGCCAAGGGCGTCATCAAGGATACTTTCGGCGGCATTGCGGACTTTTTCTCGGGGAACGATAGCGACGAGAAGGGGGTGGAAGCTCCAGTTCGAGTAAACGATCCGAAGATCGTTCGTGTCAAGTACGATGCTCCGGTTGCCTACGCCGGCATGCCCTCGCAGGAAAGCTCGTCCGACACGCTCGCTCGATTAGGCGATGCGCTTTCGGGCTTCTTCAGTGAGATGCCTATGCAGGCAACTGTCGGGAGCTTTGCGGCGGCTAAGTCTGCAAGCGCAGGCCCGGGCGTGACGAACGACATGCAGATTCAGGTGACAAACAACATTCAGACGAATGGCAACCCTGAGGCCGTCGGGCAGGCCGTTGGCGGAGCGATGGACAATGCGTTGAGCCGTCGTAATCGCATGCTTGTGGCAGCGCAGTCAGGCGTAATTTCAAAGTGAGGAAATGATGGCCGAAGTTTGGGCAATCGTTGACGAGAATGCGCGGCCGTTCTGCGGCTACACGGCACTTGATGGATTCGAGGACAACTCGACAGCCAATGTTCCGACGGAGCCGCAGGAAAACGGGGCGTTATACGCTTATGACAAAGTGCCTCAGCCGTCCGAGTGTTCTGTCAGCCTCCTTTTCTCTGGCGACTATCAGGCACAGCAGGAAGCCGTTTCCAGGCTCGAGTCCTACCGGTGCGATGTGCAGCTCTTTCGCATCCTAACGCCCTCTAAGGTGTATAGCCGCATGGCTGTTGTGTCGTACGGCTATACACGCTCGGCAACGAACGGAGCTAACGCGCTTGAAATCCATGTTGATTTCCGAGAGGTGCAATCGGCAAAGGTCGGCGGGGCGTCTGTTGCGTGGGCACCCAAGAGCGCCAATGCAGCGAACAAGGTGCAGACGGGGCAGGCGCAAGGGGGCCTCGTTGCCGATCTCTTTTCGTGAGGAAGATGATGATACGCATACCACTGCATACGCTTCCTAATCAGGAGTTTTCCATCGTCCTTGATGGGCAAAACTGCGTTATAAATCTGCGGCAGATGGGCGGCTTTTTGTATCTCACGCTAACGGCTGATGAGGTCAAGATTTGCGACAGCCACGTGTGCCGCACGATGTCGCCTATCCCCGTGTGGAATACGCCTGATTTCGCAGGCAGGCTTTTCTTTCTTGACAGCGGTGGAAAATCCGCATCGCCTAAATACGATGCACTGGGCGACCGCTTTACGCTCAACTACGCGACGGAAGAAGAATGGCGAGCACTTACAGCTTAAAGGACATCCGAGTAACAATCACTCTTGACAAGAGCGGTGTGAACAACCAGCACACCTTCCAAGGCTTTGCCACGAATGTAGCAATCTCAAAGACGGGGGGCGTGGATTTCGCGACGGCGCAGGTTGAGATTTACGGTCTGTCGCTCGACACGATGGGGCAATTGACGACACTCGCCTTCAAGCCTCTCGGCCGTAGGTGGAATGCGATAGAGATCGCGGCCGGTGAGCAGGGGCAGGAGTTGCCTGTGATTTTTCGCGGGTGCGTCACGGTTGCATACGCCGATCTCAACGGTTCGAGCCCCGTGCTCAAGATAGAAGCGCAGGTTGGCGCATACCCGCTCCTCGAGCCCGCGTCGACTGTGAGCGTGCAGGGGGCTCAGGACGTCGGGGACTTTATCAAGTCTCAGAGTGCGCAGGCGGGGTTCGAGTATCAAAACGACGGTGTGCAGGCAACGGTTTCTGACATGACGGTCTACGGGGACCCGATCACAAAGATGAAAACGGTTGCGAATGCCGCAGGCGCGGACATCATCTTTGATGACGACAAGACGATCGTTGTGCCGAAGGACGGCGTAAGGCGTGCAGAAGGCGGCGTGCCCGTTGTCTCTGCTGACACAGGGATGATTGGGTATCCGACCTTTACGAACACGGGCATCCAGTGCAGGACGTTTTTCCGTCCAGAGCTACGAGTGGCGGCGGCGGTGAGCGTGCAGACGATTGTCCCTCATGCTTCTGGCGTATGGAAGATTACTCAGCTTCAACATTCTTTGAGCGCGCACAACCCCGGGGCGAGTTCTTGGGAAACGTCCTTTGATGGCATGTGGTTAGGAGAATGAGATGTCAGAGTATGCACAGCCGCAGAACGCGTTTACATCGGGCTCACAAATCAACGTCCTGGATTTTCTGATTCGCTCGGTCATCAAGGGCATGGTCAATACCGCGATTCCCGTGCGAGTGGACACGATCACGCGTCCCGGTGATGGCGCGGGCGCTGGATACCTGAGCGCGACGCCGCTAGTCAAGATGCGAAGTGCGTCCGGCGAGGCGCTCGAGCCTGTTTCCATTCCTAAGCTCAGGTGGTTTCGGCTTCAGCACGGCACGGCCGCACTGATTTGTGACCCGAAGCCTGGGGACGTTGGTTTGGCTGTCTTCGCACAGCAAGACGTGTCGACGCTTACGGGCGGAAACGAAGCTGTTCAACCGGGTAGCTTCCGATGCTACGACATGAGCGACGGGTTCTACTTGGGCGGTTTCTGGGGGCAGACTCCGACAACTTTCGTCAGGGTCGAAGAGACTGGGGACATAACAATTACGGCACCGAAAACCGTGACGATCAATACGAACGTGGAGACGATCAACGCGAAATCATCGTGCACCGTCAACACGGCTACGGCGACGATCAATGCGAGCTCCAATTGCAAGATCGACACCCCCGAGACCCACATCACGGGCACGCTGAAGGTTGATGGAAAAATCACAGGCTCGGGCGGCCTAGCAGTCTCAGGTGGCGGCGGGGCTACGGTTTCGGGTGATGTTGTGGCAGACGGGATCAGTCTGAAGGGGCATGTTCACACCTGCCCTGACGGCACAACCAGCGCGCCGAAGTAACCTAAACAATTTTTTTTAAAGGTTCGCATGTGACGCATACAGCCTACACAGCAGAGCTTTCGTCAGAGTGGGACTTACAGCTTGACGGAAACGGGAATGTCGCGATGGTTCGCGGAACTCCTGCAATCGTTCAAAACGTCTGCAACGAGGGGCGGCTTTTCTACCACGATGCCGTCTTTCGGTGGGATCAAGGGATCAAGTGGTTTTCGGACCAAATCGCTCAGCCGATACAGGAAGCCATTACAACGGAAGATTTGCGTTCGGCGGCATTGAGTGTGCCAGGCGTGCTTACGGTTGAGTCGGTTCAACTAAAAGCGCTTGATACAACAACACGTGTTTTGAGCGCTGAGGTACAGGTAACAACAGAGGGCGGCAGTTATGGCACAGCTAGAATTTAACGCGGATACTGGGGTGGTCATCCCGACCGTTAAGGAGGTGCGAGACGACGTCGCCTCGGGCTTTCAGGAGGCCTTTAAAGTCAGTGACTCCGACCCGCTCCTAAACGTGGATTCGGCATCGCCCATGGGGCAGGTCGTGGACTTGGTGACGACTGAAGTTGCGGCTAAAAATCGTGAGGTGGCTTTCCTCGCAAACCAGCTCAATCCGAAGACCGCAACGGGTGTTTTCCTCGATGCCCTAGCCGCGCTATATGGGCTCACTCGCAAGATTTCGGAGCCGACGGTCGTCGTCTGTACGTGTACTGGGTTGAAAGGCACTGTCATCCCCTACGGCGCGATTGTGCAGGATACGCAGGGCAATCAGCTCCGACACGCAGTGGCCGGCGGGGTGATGATTCCGGATTCTGGCAGCGTCGACACTCAGTTTTCCTGTGTGGAGCACGGTGGCATTGAGATTGGTGCCAAGACTGTTACGCAGATCGTGACGGTCATCGCGGGGTGGGATTCGGTGACGAACGCGGCCGCGGGGAACACCGGCCGAGACGAGGAGCCGGACGGCGAGCTACTCAATCGCATGAAGCAGAGCTATGCGATCAATGCGAACGGGACGGTTGAGAACATGCAGTCCAATTTGTCCGCACTTGAAGGCGTTCTCGACTGTGTGGTCTTGGAAAACTATACGAACGAAACCCAAACTCAGTACGGGATATCGATCAAGGGCCACAGCGTGGCGGTCTGCATTGTCGGCGGGGATGATGACGATATTGCCCGCACGATCTTTGAGCGCAAGAGCGCGGGGTGCGGGACGGTGGGCGACACTCAGGTTACGTTCATTGACACCGAGCATTTCAACGCGTCTTATGTCTATAACATCGTCCGACCGACGGCGGTGGACTTTACCGTCAAGGTGACGTTCTTCAGCGACGACATGGACGCTGTGACGCAAGCCAATGTCAAAGCAGCGATCATCTCTGACTTCCTTGGGGAGCTCAAAAACGCCCGAGTGAAGCTCGCTACGACGGTTTACGCAAGCCGATTCTATAAGTGCATTCAGGACGTGACGGATGCCCCAATCAAAGAAATCGTCATCGGCATCTCTGGGGGCTCACAGTCCTCTAGCGTTGACGTGCCTGCGAACAAAAGCCCGACGTTGTCGGAAAAGTCAATCACGCTTGCTTTCGGGGGCTGATGATGGCAGAAACACAGACGTGGGAGGACATCCTGAGCGTTGACTGCGTTCAGAACATGGCCGACTTTGCCGACATGTCGACGGACGCGATTCAGTCCCAGTACTCGCACGCGACGCGCATCCGGCAGAGTGCATCGATGCTCAGGGACAAGATCGATGCTACAGAGTTACTCGAAAGCCTCCAGCAAACGATTGCTGACATGCGAACGGCTAAGGGGGTGTACCTTGACTGGTGGGGCACGCGCGTAGGCGTCAGCCGCTTACTGAAAGTCGGCTCGGATTTCACGCGGTTTGATGACGACTACTACCGATTCCTGTTGTTTTATCGTGCGAGGTGCAATCTTTCGAACGCAACTGCCGCAACGATGAACAACATGCTCAGTCAGTTGACGGATACCAAGGTGTTTGTGGTTGATTACCAAAATATGACTATCAATTCGATTGTCATCATTGGGAGCATTAGTGAATTGCAGGCTCAAATCCTTGAGGTGTATGGGCTTTTGAACCGTCCATCGGGCGTGCTGACGAATTTTTTGATCATTTACCCAGACGAGCAGATTTTTGGGTTTGAGGGAAGCGGCTTGCTTCCCTTTGACCAAGGCGTGTTCAATCCTGGGCGAACGATTGGCACATGAGCCAATTCCAAAAGAAACGAAACCCCACAGGGCTGCAACCTTGTGGGGTTTTTTAGTCCCTCAAGAACAAAAGGAGAAGGGAACTATGCGAAAGATTATAACCGCGATCACTACGGCGGTGGTCATCAACAAGATGGTGAATTTTATGACGAAGAATGAACCAGGCGTCGAATTAAATATTGGGTTTCGGATTTTCCGTATTGCCGTGTGGATAACCGCTACAACAGGATGTTTGGCATTGATGGCGTGGTTGGTCGCGTTTGCGTGGGCTGAGATTAGAAGTCTTATTTAGGATGGAAAAGATGAGCAAATATCCTCAAACTTTACTTTCGTGCCCCATTGCCCAAGACGGTGACAGGAGCGCAGTTCCGGTGACGGCGCTTGAGGCAGGAACAGGTAGGCTATCGCAGGAAGAGGGGTGGGGCAAATGGAACTCCTTGCCGATCGGTGAGGGCGGCATTCCTCCAAAGCGAGACGACTTCAATTCGGTTCTCTACTTGCTTTCGTCGTTCCTTGTTTGGTACCAGCAGGGCGGCATAATGCAATACTCGGCGTCGCTTCAATACGAGCCTGGAAACGAGGTATTCAGCAACGGCGTCAAGTATCGATGCTTAATCGCGAATGGGGTAGGCACGGACAAGGGAGTGGTGGCACCGGCCGCTGACAAGACGGTTTGGAGTAATCAGGATTTGCCTAGCGTCCTTGCGGGGCAGGTTACGCCTTTCTACAACTGTAAGCTGGGCGGGTCGGACGGAAGAAGGCTAATCCCGTGGGGAAGTCCCGATGCGTATGAGGCTTATGTCATCTGCGACGGCGGCAGCGATGGGCGCGGCGGGAGCGTCCCCAACCTCGTCGACAAGTTTTTACTCCCGAGCACTGTTGCGAATGCAGGCAAGACTGGCGGAAGCTTGAGCCTTAAGGTGCCGGGGGTAACGGTCAACGGGACGGTAGGATCTACGGTTTTGACGGTCGAGCAGATGCCCGCGCACACGCACACAGGCAGTTCATCGACTGCGGGCGCGCATACGCACACTCGCGGCACGATGGAGATTACAGGCGCGATCCCCGTGGACGATCACAAGATCCGCTATGTCGAGGGGGCCTTTTATCAAAACGGGAACTATTCCAACTGCGACAACCGAGACTCCGAAAACGGCTCTCCGCGCGCGTCCTTTGCGGCTTCGAGAACGTGGTCCGGGGAAACGTCGTCCGCCGGCTCGCACTCGCACACGATGAATCTAAACTCGACCGGTGGCGGGCAGGGGCATACGCACACAATCACAAGCTCATCCGAAGCGCAGACGCTCACGCTAGACCGTCCGCCCTTCTATCGTCTTGCTTATTTTGTCAAACTGCCGGAGTAACAAGGCATGGCATCAAAAGAATTTCATTTCCATTACGTCAAAACGCCCACGGGTTCGATCAGTGGTCAGTCTGTTTTGACGCAGACAGAGGACGCGATCAATGATCTCGGCGACTATATGTTCGAGGCTACGGGCGACGCGACCGAGGCGCTGAATAAGGCTACTGAAGCGCTCAACACGGCGAATACCGCTCAGCAAAATGCGGCCGAGGCGCTCTCTACTGCGAATTCTGCGCTTGGTAGCGTCAATACCTTAACCATCACCGTCAATTCGTGGGATGGGCGCATCAAAAAGGCTGAGAGCAACGCGGCTAATGCCGTCACTGCGGCGACTGAGGCATCTAATAATGCCTCTCAGGCTGTCACAACGGCCAATTCTGCGCTCAATACGGCTCAGCAGGCCGTCACGACGGCCAATGCCGCGAAGACGACGGCTCAGAATGCAAGCACTGCGGCTACTCAGGCCGTGGGCACGGCCGACGCGGCGAATGCGACGGCGGAAGAGGCGAAGAAGATTGCTCAGCAAGCCGTTACCGACACTGACGGCATTCGCGATGAAATCAACCAGAGCATGGTCTTGATTACCCAGAAGGTAAACGAGGCTACGACTCAGGCGCAAAATTCCGCGTCCTCCGCCGCCCAATCACAGGCCAATAGTGACCTTTCTAAGCGGTGGGCAACATGGACGACGGGCGTAGAGACCGAAGACGGCACGGACTACACGGTCGCCGATGACGGCTATTCGTCCAAGTGGAATGCTCAGCTCGCTCAGGCGTGGGCGGTGAAGACTGACGGCAAGGTGACGGAAAACAACCTGGCCGATGGAACTGAGATCGATTATTCGTCGAAGTACTACGCTCAGCAGGCGAAGGCTAGTGCTGACACGGCTGATGCCTCTGAAGCCTCTGCGCTCTCTTCGAAGAACGCGGCGGCATCGAGCGCGGCGGCGGCCAAGACTAGCGAGACGAATTCGAAGGCGAGCGAGGTTGCGGCCAAGGCTTCGCAGAACGCGGCTAAGGCCTCGGAGACGAATGCGAGTGCGTCGGAGACTAATGCCCTCGCGGCTAAGAACGCAGCGGCTACGAGCGCAAGCGCGGCTAAGACGTCAGAAGCGAAAGCCAAGACTTCTGAGACTAATGCGAAGACGTCTGAGACGAACGCGGCCTCATCGAAAACTGCGGCGGCATCCAGTGCGTCGGCCGCGAAGACTAGTGAGACGAATGCCGCATCGTCGAGTTCGGCCGCTGCTTCGTCTGCTTCTGCCGCGTCAACCTCTGCAACGAACGCTTCTAACTCGCAAAAGGCCGCCGCGTCTAGCGCTACCTCAGCCGCTAACGCGCAGAAGGCCGCAGAAGTCGCGCGCGATCTCGCTCAGCAATATGCGTCGCAGAATGCGCATGCTGTCGTTTATGACGCTCAGACGCTCACGACAACCCAGCAGGCGCAGGCGCGAAAGAACATTGGGGCGATTTCGGCGGCCGAGGCACCCGCACCCAACCTGACACCGTACCTCACGAAGGCCGACGCCGCCTCTACGTACTTGGGCATCAACGCCAAGGCGGCCAGCGCGGCAAAGGCCGACTCTGCTACTACGGCGAACTCGGCGAAAGTGGTGCCCTGGACCGGTGTTAGCGGGAAACCTCAGCTCATCCCCGGTACTGGTGACGCGGGAACGATCACGACGACTGAGACCGTTGTGGCGGCAACCACCGTGTCAGACACATCGGCGAGATCTATGAGCCTTGCCAGTGGCGGCACGCTCACGGTCAACAACGGATCTGCCAACAAGGCATGGATTACCGTGGTCGCGCTAGCTGGCTCGGCCACGATCAGCCTCGGCAGCTCTTGGTCGTGGAGCGGTTCGGCTCCGACGCTTGCCAAGGGGCTTGTGACGCTTGCGTGGTACGGTACCTTTGGCGTCGCTAATTTTACGAAGTTTGGGGACTGATAAATGTTCAAGACGTGGACTTACAAGGGTGTTGCCTACCAGTCCGAATGGAAGGTTCGACAAGAGGTCTTCAATCAAGATCGCGTGTGCTTCGGCGAAGCTCCCGAGGAAGGCAAGGTTGAATTCTGGGCACAGTTCGGGGTGGCCTATACAGAGGAAGAAGACCAGCCGACACCAGAGCCGACCGTAGAAGAGAAAGCGGCGCAAATTCGCTCCCGTCGCGACCGCCTGATTGAAGAGTCGGATTTCTACATGATGCCCGACTATCCCGCGACAGAGAAAGGTTTGGAGGCAGTCAAGAACTACCGGCAAGCATTGCGTGACGTGACCTTACAGGAACCGTTCCCGCACAGCGTTCAATGGCCTGAAGTGCCCGCAGTGCTGCTGAAGCAGCCAGAGAAGGAGGCAACGTTTCAGATGCTAAAACAATAATAGGGGAAGGTGATGTTTGCCAGTAAATTATTGTTGGTTTCAAATGGAGAAGGTATGTATATTTTTCAACCAAATGCATCGGCGAAGGTGTCAATTAGAACAGGAAAACAGCCCCCGTCACCGCAAACTATCAACAAGCTTTGTTATTTAAAAAGGTTTGTTTGGAGAAATACATACGGCGATGGGAATCATACGGTTCAGATCGTAGCGCCTTCTGGAGAAGTATTGTTGAACAGTAGTCAAAGTCGAGGAACGATTGAATTTAACGATTATGGCTGGATTCCTAAAGGCTCGTCAATTAAACATTGGGGGAATCATGTTGACTGGACGTATTTCGACGAGTGGTTAGCATATGAGCCCGAGGCAGTTTCAATAAGCCTTGATGATGTGACTAGGATAGTGTAAGTAGTTCGGGCGAAACGCCTGATGTCCTCTCCTTCCTTTGGGCCGGAGAGGACATCACCACCACATTCCTGTACCTAAGTGAATTGCGTAGGTTTTTTCTGTTATTTGAAAATTGCCATGAGCTCTTTCTGGCGAGAAATGCGTTCTAGGGAATATGTGTACATCATCGCCGAACGTGAGTTGTTGCCCGTGGAGTTTTATTCCGTAGAAAATCCTTGTGATCTTGCTGATGAAGCGAACATTGGCAACATAAGAATATGCTTTTCTCAAATGAATAAATCGGTACCAGTCGAGAAGTAATCTTATGTAGGGATGATGTTGTTTGGCGCCAATTGTGGATGTTGCTATTTGGGTTGGCGCTTCAAGGCAGAAAAAACAGCCCAGATGAAGTAAATCGTCAAAGCCATTAATGACTTTGACGTCAGTGTCTAGGTATACGCCGCCATAATTATATAAGGCATGAAGTCTTGCTACGTCAGAAACGAAGGCCCAGCATTTCTTTCGCAGCGCTTCTTGGGCGTATGGATAAAGTTCAAATGGAAAATTTGATTCATTCCACAGCTTGAATTCCCAATCTGGGTGAATTTTGTGCCAAGAATCAATGCACCGTTGACATGGTTCAGGGATTGATGCTGGTCCAAACCAAGCATAGTGAATGACTTTTGGGATTTTCTTTGGCGGAAGGTAGTCGTGCCTAGAAGGGGATAGTTTTTCGCGCAGGTAAAACTCCGCTAAGTCTAGATGGAGAAAGCTGTTAACAATGAAGTTTGGTGTGCGGGGGGGGGGGTAAAACATATTTGATATGGATGCAAAATGGACTACGGTTGCCAAGCAAGCCGTAAGCAGGGGATGTACCCGTAATTTTATCTCACCGCCTTCGGGCGGTGTTTTCATATGTGGAATTTGATTGTCAAGGCGCTGAAAGATGCGCTCAAGGAAAAGGTGACTGAAATGACGAAGAAAGAAGTGAAGGAATGGCTCGACAAGATCGGCGTCAAGGTCGAGGAAGTGA